GACTGAGAAGAGGATGACTGAGGAAGATAAGAGAGCAGAAGAACAAGCCCTGTTTATGGCGTGGCTTACATCATTAGCCGATGAAGAATGGGAGATGTTCAGAGATAACATTGCGTATTTTCAGAACACTCTTGCTGGTCTACCTGTTGCGGTAGCTGTCCTACTTGATCTGGAAGTTGCTATCGACCAGATAAAGGAAGGGAACCCTGAGATTAGGCAACTGTCGGACACAAGGAAAAAATGGGAAGTCTATATGCAGGAAGTGTATTGGGCAAGAAACAAAACTAAATTACACTAGATATGGAGGTAAACTATGTATACCTATAATGCAAAAGTGATTAAAATTACTGATGGCGATTCAATACGTATGGACGTTGACTTGGGTTTTGGGTGTCATTTGCTTGGTAATGATGGGCGCGGCATTGATATTCGTTTGTTTGGAATTGACTGCCCTGAGGTACGCACGCGAGATAGAGCGGAGAAAGCGCATGGGTTACTGGCAAAGATGTGCGTCGAGGAACACCTCAAGGTGGGAGAGACGTACCAGATTACGACACGGGAACGGGGGAAATTCGGACGATACTTAGGGACTATAAAATTAAGAGGCAAGCGTGGAACTATTAACGACACGCTCATTAACTTATCCCTCGCCGTACCTTATCACGGTGAGAATAGAGCAGCCATCCGAAAGCTCCATGAAAAGAACAGGGTGAAACTCCGACAGATGGGGGTACTGTAGATGGACATAATTACATTAGACTTTGAAACGTATTATGACAAAGACATATCTCTCGGCAAGCTAACTACCGAAGAGTATATACGCCATCCTGCATTTGAAATCATTGGAGTAGCAATAAAGCTAAACAACAATAAAACGGATTGGTTATCGGGAGATGTGAATGATCTCAAAACGTATATGGTTAAGCATTATAATTGGGAAAAGTCTGCTGTCCTTGCTCATAACACTATGTTTGATGGGGCTATTCTTCATTGGGTGCTTGGCATTTCTCCCCGTTTATATCTTGATACGCTGTGTATGGGTAGAGGATTACATGGTACAGAAGTCAGTGCGTCCTTGAAAAAACTGGCAGAGATGTATGAGATAGGCGAGAAGGGAGACGAAGTACTCAATGCACTGGGTAAACACCGTACCGATTTTACGCAGGAAGCCCTCTCTCGATATGGAGACTATTGCGTTAACGATGTAGAACTTACATATCAGCTTTTCGGTATCTTCATTAAAGCCTTCCCTAAGCAAGAACTAAAAGTAATCGACCTGACTTTACGTATGTTCACGCACCCAGTATTTGGGTTGGACGTTCCTAAGCTAATAGGACATTCTCAATCCATTAAAGACGAAAAAGAAAAACTATTAAGCAGTGTTGTTGAATTGGGTGTTGGTAAAGATGCGCTAATGTCAAACCCAAAATTTGCTAAGGCTTTGGAGGAGCTAGGGGTTATACCACCTACCAAAATAAGTTTACGTACAGGTAAAGAAACATTTGCCTTTGCTAAAACAGATGAAGGACTTCACGCTCTGCTAGAGCATGATGACCTACGCGTTCAAACTCTGGTTAATGCCCGTCTTGGTCTTAAAAGCACGCTGGAGGAAACACGTACTGAGAAGTTACTTAATATAGGTAGCAGGGGGACACTTCCGGTTCCGATAAAATATTATGCTGCTCATACTGGGCGATGGGGCGGCTACGATAAGGTGAACTTACAGAACCTTCCAAGCAGGGGGAAGAACGCCAAAGTACTCAAATCCTGTATTACTGCACCTAATAACCATACTTTGATTGAAGCTGACTCCGCTCAGATAGAAGCGAGGGTTCTGGCGTGGCTATCCGAACAAACAGATTTGATAGACGCATTTAAAAAGGGAGAAGATGTGTACCGAAAAATGGCTGCTGTTATTTACAGTAAGGATGAAGAGTTGATAACCCCACCTCAGAGGTTCATTGGTAAGACAACAATTTTGGGAGCGGGCTATGGAATGGGAGCAGTTAAGTTTAAAGATCAGTTAAAGACGTTTGGGGTAGATGTAACAGAGGAAGAAGCCAAGAGAATTATCCAGATATATCGTCAGACTAATGGGCAGATAACTAATTTCTGGAGAGAAGCCCAAGCAGCCCTCGTAGGGATGTACCAAGACAACGCGTATGTGTTGCCCGGCCACGGCATTTTAGAAGTTGTACCAAAACATAATGCCATACGTCTACCTTCAGGATTACTGATGCGCTACGAGAATCTACGGGCAGAAGAAGGGGAAAAAGGACTACAACTTTCCTACTATACTCGCCGAGGGTGGGTAAAGATTTACGGAGGGAAGGTAGTGGAAAACATCTGCCAAGGGGTAGCACGATGTGTTATGGCAGAACAAATGGTAGAAATTTCAAAGCGGTATAGACCCCTGCTTACAGTACATGATTCTGTGGTATGCTCCGTACTGAATACAGAAGTGGATGAAGCAGCGACTTTTATTAACGAGTGTATGCAATGGACACCGAAATGGGCAAAAGGCTTACCGCTGAGCGGAGACATCCAGACCGGCAAAAATTACGGAGAATGCGTTGAATGGGAAAACCCGCGTGGTCGTTTAGTAGCTTAAAAACTTTCGATCAGTGTCCTAAAAAGTACTACCATTTGCGTGTGGCGAAGGACTATAAAGAACCTGACTCCACCGCAATGACTTATGGTTCAGCCTTCCATGAAGCGGCGGAACATTACCTCAATGGAACCACCCCCCAACTTGACCCTCGTTTTTCTTTCGCTTTAGCGGCCCTCGATAAACTCAATGGTATGGAGGGCGAAAAGTTATGTGAATACAAAATGGGACTTACTATTGACCTAGAACCGTGTGGGTTTTTTGATGATGAGGCATGGTGGCGCGGTGTCTCTGACCTCACTATTATCAATGAAGAAACCAACGTAGCAAAAGTAGTTGACTATAAAACTGGTAAATCAACCAAGTATGCTGACACAGGCCAATTAGAACTAATGGCTCTAGCTACGTTTAAGCATTTTCCCAGTATTAAAACTGTGAAAGGCGGTCTACTTTTTGTAGTGTGCAATGCCTTCATCAAAGATATCTATACGATAGAACAGGAATCCGAGCTATGGAAAAAATGGTTAATGGAATATGGTAAACTTGAAGCGAGTTACGATACAGATGTATGGAACCCCCGTCCAAGCGGGCTGTGTCGCGCACACTGTGTTGTAACTGAATGTCCACATAACGGGAGAAGATGATGCCTTATAAGAACCCTAAAGATAGAAAGAAACAAGTTAACAAACCTGTGAATAGTAAACCGTTCAAAGCACGAATGGAACGACAACGTGCAAGACGGGCGGTGGATAAAACAGGCGTAGACAGAAACAGAGATGGTAGAGCTGACAGACGTGAAGGAAAGGATATCGCCCACAACCGAGCATTAAGTAAAGGTGGTTCTAATAAAGACGGATACCGCATCCAAAGCGCAAGCACGAACCGAAGCAACAACACTAAAAAACGCAAGACAACACGCCGTAGAACTGTATAATAAGTACTGATGACATCGCGTCATCAGTAGTATCGCGGAGGAAAGTAGACACCTACTTTTCTCTGTTACTTATTGACCAAGGAAAGTTATGCGAATTGTTGACAACAAAGCGTTACTCCTGAAAGTACGTTCTCCTAGTATTATTACCGCCGCCATTCCCAAGAGTAAAGTTATGGGAGGCAACCAAGTTCTAGTTAATTGGGGAATAGATGAAACGCGGGTTCTTAAAAACCTTAATATAAAAAATATACCCTCACCTATTATAGGACAGTATGGATGGAAAGGTCAGCACGCCCCCTTTAAGCATCAAAAATTAACTTCTGCTTTCCTTACGCTGAACCAACGTGCGTTCTGTTTTAATGAACAGGGCACAGGTAAAACTGCCAGTGCAATTTGGGCCTCCGACTTCTTACTGACTCAAGGAATTATAGAAAGAGTACTTGTTATTTGTCCGTTATCAATTATGGATTCAGCATGGAGGGCAGACCTGTTCAAATTCGCAATGCACCGTACTGTAGATATTGCTCATGGCCCCCGCAAAAAACGGGAAGCGATAATTAAGGGAGGAGCAGAATACGTTATTATTAACTATGACGGGGTGGAAATAGTACGGGACGCAATAGAAGCAGGTGGCTTTGATCTCATAATTGCCGACGAAGCAACCCACTATAAAAATGCCCAATCAAAACGGTGGAAGGTACTCAACTCTCTACTCGCTCCCTCTACATGGTTATGGATGATGACAGGTACACCCGCTGCTCAATCTCCGGTAGACGCATACGGTTTAGGAAAACTGGTAAACCCACGCGGAGTTCCAAGGTTCTTCAGTACGTTCAGAGAAGTAGTGATGTACAAACTTACTCAGTTCAAATGGGTTCCCAAGGAGAGCGCGACCCAAACAGTTTTTGAAGTCCTACAACCAGCTATCCGTTTTACCAAAGATCAATGTCTCGACCTCCCTCCTATGACTTACACCCGTAGGGTGGTGGAACTAACTCGGCAACAACAGACTTATTACGACTTATTAAGACGTAAAATGGTAGCTGTTGCAGCGGGCGAAGAAATCACTGCGGTAAACGCAGCAGTGAACATGAACAAACTCCTGCAAATTTCATGCGGAGCAGTTTATACCGACTCAGGAGAAACCGTAGAGTTCGATATCAGGAATCGGTACAAGGTATTACGTGAAGTTATTGATGAGACAAGCCAGAAAGTTCTCCTGTTCGTGCCTTTTCGTCATGTTATTGATCTCCTCGAAGAAAAATTAACCAAAGATAAGATTACTAATGAGATTATTCGGGGCAATGTGCCAGCGTCTAAGCGTACTGATATCTTCAATCGTTTTCAAACTACCCCTGACCCACGCGTTCTTATCATTCAACCCCAAGCAGCGGCTCATGGGGTAACACTTACTGCCGCCAATGTTGTTGTATGGTGGGGGCCAGTACCCTCACTGGAAACCTACGCCCAAGCTAATGCCCGTGTTCACAGGTCAGGCCAGAAGCATCGCTGTACTGTAGTCCAGCTCCAAGGTTCACTGGTAGAGAAACGTGTTTACGCACTTCTTGACAGTAAAATTAGCGTTCACACAAAAATAATCGACTTATATAGGGAACTCCTTGAATAAGTAACAATACTTAACTATACTGCACTATTGAATGTAAGTGGGAGTAAGCCATGAGTGACCAAGATGGTGCACCTGTCGATAGGTATGTGCGCGTATATATCAAGATTAGAGATACTAAAAAAGAACTCGCCCAGCGGTATCGGGAAGAAGATGAGGCTCTTGAGGAGCAACTCACCAAAGTAAAAAGGGTTTTACTAGACTACTGTAGAAAGTCTAAGCAAAAAGGCGGCACAACAGATGACGGGCATACGTTTAGTCGGCGAATAAAAACCCGCTACGTTACCCAAGATTGGGCGGCTTTCAACAAAGTTATACTGGAACATAAAGTTCCTGAGTTGTATGAAAAACGAATCCATCAGGGAAATATGAAACAGTTTTTAACTGAAAATCCAGATATTTTACCCGCTGGGATGCGAACAGATTCCGAATACATTATCGTAGTCAGGAGGGCTAAAAAAAATGAGTCAAAGTGAAGAAAAATATGTACCCATTGAAGAGTTATCACAACACCTTTCTCTTGCTATTACAACATTGCGGGGCTGGGTACGTATGGGGGTTATCCCAAAAAGTACCTACCTAAAAATAGGTAACACGTACAGATTTAATATTGCCGAAGTTGTAGAAAAACTTAAAGAAAGTAGCGTTAAAGCCGATCTTGTTCCTCACACTGACCAAGGTGGTGATGTAAATGCACCCGTGCAGTTGGAACTAAACTTTGAAGATGATATCTAGGTAGGAGGATACATGAGTGACTTAATTTCTATGGATAAAATGCCCGCACCTTATAAAGATTTGTTGGCAAAGTTACAGCCCGAAACTGCATTCGGGGGAGAAAATTTCAGCACTTCTCGCCGTATTAGTCTTAAGCAGAGTACGTTTAGGAAGATAATAAATGGTAATGAAGTTCAGAAACTTTCCGAAAAGCACATGGATATAGTGATTGTTAAAGCTGCCCCTATTTCGCGTATGTACTACGCAGCAGCATACGTGGAAGGAGACAGTGGCCCACCTACTTGTTGGTCGGCTGATACGAGTAAAGGTGTCCCCTCTCCTGATGTACTTGCGGCAGATAGACAAGCCAATAGCTGCCATGAGTGCACACAAAATATTAAAGGTTCAGGTCAAGGCCAAGGGAAAGCGTGCCGGTTTCAGCAACGTTTAGCGGTGATGTTAGCGGAGAGTGTATCTACCAGAGATATCTACACACTTACAGTCCCTTCTGCAAGTATCTTCAAAACTGTCGAACACGGCATGACAATGCAATCTTACGCACGTTTTTTGCAAGCGCACAAAACTCCTGTTGCCGCCTTAGTTACTGAAATAAGTTTAGACGAAGACAGCAGTTATCCGCTTCTCACCTTCAAACCGGCTCGTCCTCTTGAGGAAAACGAATTGGAAATTGTGGTAGAGATGCAAGAACACCCCGACACTATTGCAGCAACTACGTTGAAGATTACTCCTGTCGAAGAGGAAGAAGAGGTAAAAGGATTTGAGAAAGAAGTTGAAACTCCAACTAATAGTAAGGGTACGGACACTCCTGCCTTAGAGTTTCGGGACGATGAACCTACTGCTGAAGTTGAAGCTAAGGTAGAGGAACCCAAGAAAAAAACCTCTAAGAAAACCAAAATTGCAGCAGAAACTCCACCTCAAGAAGCGTTAGATGAACTTCTTGACGACTGGGATGATTAACTCCATCCACTAAAAAGCACTGAAACATGAAGAAGCATCTCTCTGGTGCTTCTTAATAAAAAGTATTAAGAGATTCGTTATGCAAACGAAACAATTTCTTAGTGCGGTGCTGGATGACCAAGGATTTTATTGCGTACTAGGTAGAAGAACTAAAGATAAACACACGGTTCAAAAATTCTATGACTCAATAGATTCAGTAGTTGATTCAGCACTGAACTTCGACCAACAAGGCTACGATGCGTATTTTGCTTTAAGTACGTTTAATATAGCTAATTCTCGTCAAGCTGAAAACTGTAACAAACTCAAAGCCCTATTTCTGGATATAGATTGTGGAGAAGGCAAGCCATACGCCACCCAATCTGATGCCATTACAGTTCTACGCGGTTTCTGTAATAACTTCTCCCTCCCTAAGCCAACTGCCATAATAAATTCTGGTAGAGGGTTACACGTTTATTGGGGGCTTACACAAAGC